ACTAATTCTATATCATCCATAGCATTATCTGTCGTGTTTATCGCCGTTACATATACCTCGTATTTTTCACCATTTATTTTTACATCTTTAGCAACGGCGTGGTTCTGGTTTCTTCCCCAATGGTAAGAAATCCCCTCTAAAGCCAATTTCTCTAAATCTTTAAAACTACGTGTCCTTGAGGTTATTGGAGGTGTATTATTCCATCTTGCTATTTCAGCTAAAGGTACATCACCTGCATTTTCTAATCCTTCTGCACCACCATCTTGTAGGTTTACACGCAAGGTAATATCTATTTTGTGAAGATTTTTATCTATTTTAACATCTGCCCAATCCACTTCATTGTACTGAAATTTAATAGGCTCGGGCATTGTATAGCTCTTTTCTACCCCGACAGCAAAGCCAGTGATCTTAACCTCTATACCTTCCTCACTTGTAAGAATAGAGCTGTCATAGATATCATCTTTATCAAAACCACTCCATAATATTTCATAATGCCCCTCAGGGTAGTATCTGTCGCTATGGCTGTTGTTAGGTTCTACACTGCCTTTGGTGGCAGTAACTCCTTCAAGTCCAACAGCATTAGCAACTCCTTTATACAGTAACGTTCCTTTATGGAATAGTTCTAAACACCAATCATCTACTCCTTGCCCTAAGACTTTCATATCAAATTTTAAAAAAGCATTTTCAGATTTTAAAATTATGAGAATTGGCAAAAAAGAACCCTTATCAAAACCAGCAGAGGATTTAATTCTTATGAAGCTGTATAGATTGGCAGGGGATAATGAGCAGTTAGCAATAGACATATTAAATAAATCGACTATAAACAGCTGGAAAGATATTTTTCCGCTAGATAAAAAACAGGGAGGAAATAACAATGGAAACAATGGCAGAAATGGTGAAACAAAGAACAGAAAACCAAATTATAACCTCGAATTCTAATACTTTTACAGGTGTTGAAACCGTTAATATTCGAGAAATCAATAAAAACAGGGAAATAAATTATTTTAGAAACATTTCAAATTTACCCAAAAAAATTGATGATTGCACTTTTGAAAAAGCAGTTGTGAAAAACCAAGAAGAAATGAAAATCAAAAATCTTATTGAAAGATACTGTAAAAATTTCAACAAGGCTTTAGCTAACGGTGTAGGATTGTATTTTTACGGTGTTAGGGGTACAGGAAAAACATTTTACAGTTTGTGCATATTTAATGAACTGTCGAAAAATTACAAAGTTTACCGAACAAGTTTAATGGGCATTTACAAAAGAATTAAGAAAACTTGGAAAAACAAGGACATGGATGAAGACCAGGTGTTAGGCGATTTGCTGAAAGCGGATTTGATAATTCTTGATGACTTAGGCAAAGAATATTTGAGTGAAGAATGGGGCAAAGAAAAACTATTTGAGATATTTAATATGCTTTACGAACAGGAAAAATGCTTAATAATTTCCACAACAATGGATCCTAGCCAAATGTCAGAGTATCTAAGCATAAACGGGAGCGATGATGTTCTTGACAGATTCAGGGAGAATTGTAAGGGGTTATCTTTTAATTGGGAGAGCAGAAGAAAAGAAGTCAAAAAAGAAATTTTTAAGGAGATATTTGGATAGGAGGATAAATGCAAAAAATAAAAGTTATAGAACTTTTTGCAGGAGTAGGAAGTCAAGCAATGGCATTGAGGAATATTGGAATTGATTATGAAGTCATAGGAATTTCTGAAATAGACAAGTTCGCTTTCAAATCCTATGAGGCTATCCACGGAAAAACTTGCAATTTTGGAGACATAACCAAAATCAGTGAACTGCCGTACTGTGATTTGTTGACTTACAGTTTTCCTTGCCAAGATTTAAGTGTCGCAGGAAAACAGAAAGGAATAGACAAAGGCACGAGAAGTGGACTTCTGCTGGAAGTTAAAAGGCTTCTTTTGAAATCCAAGGAAAACGGAACGCTGCCAAAGTATCTTCTGATGGAAAACGTTAAAAATCTCGTTGGGAAAAAATTCATTGGAGATTTTGAAAAGTGGCTAAGTTTTCTAAATTCGCTAGGATATTACAGCAACTGGGAAGTGTTAAATGCTAAAGATTATGGGATACCACAGAACAGGGAAAGGGTATTTGTTGTTAGCAGTCTCGAGAATATGCACTACAAATTTCCAAAGCCAAGCGAACTGAAATCCAAAATGAAAGACTTGCTAGAGGAAAAGGTAGATGACAAGTATTATTTGTCCGAGAAATATCTGAAATGCTTTTCTGACATGAAAAATAGAAATGGATTTACAAGGGGCGAAAGATTTAATCCTAGAAAAATTGAAGAATGTAATACTGCGTTTGCCATAACAACAAGAGCAGGAGCGAGACCAACCGACAATTTCATAATACAAAAAGGACATGGATTCAATAAAGGCAGAATAAAAGAAAATATAGTTCCAGCCTTAACAAAGAGTTCATGGCAGGAAAATAACTTTATCGTGAATATAAATCCAAGTGGAAAAGGCATGAACGGAAATGTATACAGAACTAATTTGAGTCCAACTCTTACAACGAACAAGGGAGAAGGAATCAAAATTTTGCATAGTGATACTTGCAGAATAAGAAAACTAACCCCACTTGAATGTTGGCGATTAATGGGATTCAGAGATATGGACTATTATGCCGCAAAGTCTGTGGGAATTTCGGATGCACAATTATACAAACAAGCAGGAAACAGTATAGTGGTAACAGTTTTGGAAGCTATATTTAGAAACTTGTTTTTAAAAAAGCATAAGAAAAAGCGAGGAATTGTGGCGGAACAAATCAAAATATTTTAGGAGGATAGATGAAAACAGTAAGAATAAACGACCTAGTAAAAAGAAATAAACAAATTTTAAGAAGAAGAAAGGTTATCGAAAAGAAATTAAAAGAGTTGCAACAAGAAGATAACGAACTTCTGAAGGAGTTGGAACGAAACAACAACTTCTTTGTGAAACGAGGAATGGAACAGATTAAATGAAAATAAAACTCATTTGTATAAGGATAGACAACAACGAACTGAAAACAACAGACAAAAACGAATGGCTTAAATTCATAAAAAGACATCGTGGAAAAGTCAAAAGCATAGAGCAATTTAATTGGGAGATTCCAGAAAATAAATTGCAGAAGGCTTTGGAATATTCATTTGATGAATTGTATAAATTTAAGCTGGAAGAAGGGAGAAAAAAGGATTGATAAAGTTAGAATTATCCATAATGCCACCATCTGTAAATTCCTTGTGGGTAAATAAACCGAACGGGAGATATAAATCAAAAAGGGGCAAAATCTTTGAAAATTTAGCTTGTGGCGAACTTAAAAAGCAATTTAGGTATAAACCTTTGGCTAACAGTTTGAAAATCCATATAAGGCTTTATTTCAAGGACAAGAGAAAAAGAGATATAGACAACTACAATAAGGCTATCTTGGATTCAATGACTAAAATTATTTATGAAGATGATTCGCAGATTGAAGAACTGAATGTTAAAAAAATAGTTGGCTGTGGATTTGATAAAGTGGAAATAGAAGTGGAGGAATTAGAAAACGGATAAAAGAATATGGATTTATAACTATTACTCAAAAAAAAGTAACAGCTCAAGGTAATACAAGCGAGTATATAGATTGTAATATTAGGATAGTAGAAAGGACAATGACAACTAAATATAATAACTGTGAAACCTAGAAATATTGTGGAGTTTATAGAGTTTTGGTAAGCGAAAATAAAAAAATAGAAAGGGAGTGAGACAATGAACGAACTGGTAATCAGAAGTGTTAAAGAGAATATAACGAGTTTGGAATTATTGGAATTAATTAATAAATTTAGAGAGGAAGAAGGAAATAAAACAAGATTGGAACATAGCGATTTGTTGAAGATGATTAGGAAAGAGTTTAAAAAGCAAATAGGTGCAGGAAAAATTTCCCCGACCTCTTATATAAATTCACAAATAAAAAACAACCAATGAATGAAAAGGAGAAAATGATATGGATTTAATTAAAGTAAGTGTAGAAAATGTAAATGGAGTATTAGTAACAACAAGCAACAGAGTGGCAGAAGAGTTGGGAGTGAGACACGATAATTTATTAGTAAAAATAGAGGAATATTTAAGTAAATTTAATTCACCTGAAGTTTCAGGGCAATTCTATATACCAAGTAATTACAAGGCTGCAAACGGAAGAAGCGTAAAAAACTATTTGATTACAGAAAAAGGAATTGCGCAATTAATTGGAGGATATTCAGCGGCAGTACCGAAAGCGTTTGATTTAAATGTGGCATATATTAATAAATTTGAAGAAATGAAAGAGGCTTTGAGGGAGCAAAAAACTCTATCAATCCCAGAGCAACTGCTGATAAATGCTCAATATCTAGTTGAAGTTGAGAAAAGGATAAATTCGGTTGAAGAAAATGTTGAAGAGTTTAAGAAAGATATTTCAAGACTTGAAAATAATCAGAGAAGAGAAGCTACCAGCAACCATTTAACAGTAATAGCCTATGCCAACATAAAAGGAATAAAGCCAAAATCATACCACGCGCCTTCTATAGGAAAGAAAGCGACTAAGATATGCAGGGAAAGAAATATGAGAACAGGTACAGTAGTAGACAGCAAGTACGGATTAATTAATACTTATCCTATGGAAGTACTAGATGAAATATTTTTTTAAAAAAGTAGTTGACATTACGTGTCTAATAATGTATAATAAGTTAGACACGTAAGAAAAGGAGCAAAAAATGGAAAAAAGAGATGTAAATATTTCTTTTTACAAAGCTGGGAACGGTGGGATTTCTAATAGAATTACCTTACCTAAAAAATGGGTAGAAAAGATTGGAATTACACCAGATAATCGAGCTGTTGAAATCATTTTGGATGAAGAGAATGATTCAATCATAATTAAAAAGAAATAAAAAAAGCTCCCTTAATCTTACGAGAAAAGGAGCATACAGTATAACACTGCCTAAGCAACTTTATTATACTGTATAAACTCCAAAAAATCAATATTTTTAGGAGGAAATTTTTATGACACTTAGACAAGAACTAGGATTTGAAATTACAGAAAGTTTATTGGATGAACACAATCACAAGTTAAAATCAGCAAAAAAGGTAGTATTTAATTTATTAGAGGAAATGTATGAGATGTTGTCTAAAGAAAATTTGGATAAATTAATGGATTTGGAAGATGCTTTGGGCGAATATTATCAAACAATTAAAAGAGAATACTACAAAGCAGGAGCGAATATAGAAACATTTGTCCAAAGAAACGAAGAAAAGGAAGTTGCTGAAAGAGTGGCAAGAATTGAAAGAAAAAATATAGTATAACGGAGGATAAAAAATGAGAAACGAATTAACAGTATTTGAAAATGAAAAATTTGGAAAGTTGGAAGTATTAGTTGAAAATGGAAAGGAATATTTTCCAGCAACGGAAACAGCAAAGATATTAGGGTATAAAGACCCTAACAAAGCAATAAATACACACTGTAAAAAAGATGGGTGGGTAATTCGCCCAGTCATCGACAGACTAGGAAGAACACAAGAAAAGAAATTTATAAACGAAGGTAATCTATACAGATTAATTGCAAAATCAAATTTACCTCAAGCCGAAGTTTTTGAAAGCTGGGTGTTCGATGAGGTTTTACCAACAATCAGAAAAACAGGAATGTATGTAACAGACGAACTATTAAATAATCCTGATTTAGCGATAAAAGCCTTTACAAGATTGAAAGAGGAGCAGGAGAAAAGAATGCGTTTAGAAAAAGAAATAGAAGAGCAAGCTCCAGCAGTCGCTTTTGCAAATTCCTTGACAGTATCCAAAGATTGTATTTTAGTTAGAGAGCTATCGAAAATATTAAAGCAAAATGGAATTGATGTTGGAGAAACGAGATTATTTGAGTGGTTAAGACAAAATGGATATTTAATTTCAAAAGCAGGTTCTGACTGGAATCTGCCTACACAAAAGTCAATGAATCTAGGTCTATTCGTGATAAAAGAAGGTACCAGAATGTCAACAACAGAAGGTTCAAAAATTACAAAAACTCCAAAAGTAACAGGAAAAGGACAGCAATATTTCCTGAATAAATTTTTAAAAAATAACAGACTTATGGAGGTAAATTAATGGAAAATCTAGAAATACAATTTGAAGAAAATTTGGCCAAAACACTAGAAGTATTAGCAAAACAAAAAGGAATTACTGTAAAAGATAAAGTTGACGGCGAAAATCTTTTATATGAATACATTGCGTTTGAATTAGCAGCACCTACAAACCTTTTTGATGAAATAAAAGAATTTTTGAATAGTAAAATTGATGAAATGTTTAAATAAAAAATAATAAAGTTCACAGTTATTAATTTAGCTGTGATTTTTTTATGTGAAAATCAAAAAAAATGAGGAAATTTTATAATAATTAACAAAATATTCGTTTCAAAATGAAAAAATAACTAAATTTTATATTTTAAATCAAAAAATAGATTATGGAGCAAAAATGGATGAAAAAGAGAAAACAGTCAAAAGGATAAAAGAAAAAATATTGAGCAATACAGAAATGAATAACCGTGATTTTGAATTTGCAAAACTTAATGCTAATTTATTCAAAAGTATTAAATTTATCAAGAAAAGGAAGGCTAAAAAGAAATGGCTTACACGGAAATTAAAAACAGCGAGATAACAATAACATTAGCCGTAGAAAAAGTTTATCCAGGACTTAAGCAACAGCTGGAAGAACATCTTAATAATTTTCCAATCAAAGTTATTTCTGTAAAAAAATTGTCTAAGGCACAGAACGGACTGATACATGTGTTAATAAAGCAATTTGCTGATGAACTAGGCTGGACTATGCTGGATATGAAAGAATATCAGAAAGAACAATTTGCAATAAGCAGAGATTTGAATAAATTTTCTACTGCCAAATGTGATATGGAGACCGCAAATGATTTTATAGCATTTTTAATAGAGCAGGCATTGGAAAATAATATTAACTTATATATCTTGAACAAGCAAGATAAAAGATACAGGCATATACTGGAAATAGATAAGATGACTGAAAGATATGTGATTGCCTGCTTGAGAAAAAGAGTTTGCTGTATCTGCGGAAAAGAACATAATGAGTACAACACAATCGAGCTACACCATTGGAACTCAGTGGCAAGTATAGGCGGATATGAAAACTGCGACGGATTAAAAACGCCATTTATGAGTTTATGTGCCAAGCATCATCAAGAATTCCATGCAACAGGCAAGGAAACGTTTAAGAATAAATATTATATTGAAGGGGTGTGGTTAAATGCGGAACTTGTAAAAGAGTTGAAAAAGATTTACAAAAATCATTTTAAGGCATTTAAGGAGGAGATATGATAAAAATATATTTATTAGTCGCAACATTTTTTTAGAAATGTTATTTATATGGCTTGAAATAAATGAACTGCAAAATTGGTACAAAGCAATCGGAGATCAAATGTTTAAAGATTTTAATACTAGAACTATTCAAAGGAAATATGCAAGAAAAAAAGCGGTGAAAAGTATATTCAAAATATTGCTGATAGGTTTTTTGGCGATATACGGAATATCGTTTTTAAAATAGTTCAGTCGCAGAAAGTCGTTTTGGCTGAGATAATACAAACAAACGAAGTATTTACGGCAAAAAAGATTAGTCGTGAAAAGTCGATTGGATTAGAAAATTACCGATGTTGGGAAAACGTTATAAAGAACGTTTGGATGATGTTGGGAAAACGATAAATTAGGAGGATTTGAGAATGTCAAAAAAATTAATGAGAATAGTATTTGGTTTTATATTTATATCCATAGGTGCTGCACAAATTTCGCAAGCTAAAGATTTTCTGGATTTAAGTAAATTAGTTCTAAGTTTTGCATTCGGTATGTGGATATCGAAATTGATTTAAAATAATTTAAGAAAGGGGATTAAAATGAAAAAATTATTGTTAGGAATTACAATTTTAGGATTGACAGGAAGCTGTGCAAGATGGGAAGATACTCAAAAAGATTGGGAGAGTGATACGAAAGGGCTAAAAAGGACAGTACAAATTTATACTCTCGACGGAAAATTGTTAAAGGAATACAAAGGGCTGATAAGAGTAAGAGATTCGGATGAGAGCGGAAGAATATCGTTAAATTTAATAAGCGAAAATAATCGTAGAGTTACAATTGATAATGCGATTGTGATGACAGAGGAGGATTAAATGTTGGAAATAATAAGAAGAATTTTAAGTGCAGCAGTTACAATATTTTTAGTTTTCTTTTTAGTTAGTTATTTATATGCTTTAGTTGAAAAAGTGAAAAAGAATCTTAGAAATATAGCCAGAATTAATTATACACTTTACAATGTGATATATTTTTTAGTATTTTGGTTTTTAAATATTCTGCTGATTTATGCAATAATAAATTTGATTGTATTTTTTGCAATTAGAGTGTAAAACAAAGAAAGTAGAAATTTATAGTGAAAGGGAACGTTGAGAATGTCAGAGTTTATTTTAAAAAAAATGAATGAATGGGAATTTTTAAAATTAAAAAGAAAAAGAGAAAGTTTAAAGTTTGAATTAAAAGAAATAAATCAAAAGATACAAAGAGAAGAGGAAATAAGAGAAAGAATAGAAATAAAGGAGCAGTTAAGAGATGTTGAAATAAAGAAGATATCAAATATTTTAAAAGTTTTAAACACAAGAGGAGAATACGAAAATATTTTTTTAAATTGTAAACATGAAGATTACGAAATAGAACTAAAAAGAGTGTTGAAAGAATATTTAGATTTTTTGGAATATTACTTATAAATGCTTGAAAATATATAAAAAATAAGGTATAATAAGGAAGTGATAAAATGCTTACTAAAGAGCAAATAAAACAAATTGAAAACAATAAAAATATATTTTTTTGCGTTATAGAACTTTTCAAAGTAATTAAAATGAAAGGCGAAGTCAAAGTGACTTTTAAGTTCAAAGATAATAAATTCAAAGGAAGAGAATTATGGCGTGATACAATAGAATAAAGACAAGAGCAAAAAGTTTGTGAGTCGATTTATATATAGATTAGGAATAGTCTATTTATAAGTCGGCTCTTTTTTTGTCTAAAAACTAAAAAGGTAAAGGAAAAATGAAAGATGAAAACATAAAATTATTGATTAAAAATGAATATGAAAATGGTGTAGGAGTTACAGAGTTATCAAAAAAATATAAAGTTAGTGCAAATACAATTAACAGTTGGAAAAAAAGAGAAAAATGGCAAAAAAAAGTTGCACCAAAAGGAAATGCACCAAATTCTAAAAAATGCACCAAAAATAAAACTGGTGCAAACGATAAGGAAACACAGATAAAATCAGACATAATTAATGATATTTCTAAAGAAGAAATTTTGGAAAAACATGGAATAAAAAAGACTAAATATTACGATATTAAAAAAAGTGTAAGACAGATTCAGATAGAACAAAGTGAGAAAGTTTTAAATGAAATTGCAACAAAAAAATATAATAACGCAGTCGAAAGGTTAAAAAGGATAATCGAGGAAAAAGAAAAACTGGAAACTAAAATTCTTGAAACTACAGATAAAGAAGAAATGTCAATGATTAAACAAAAGTTGGAACTTCTGAAAGAATTTGAAAAAGATATAAAAGTGAATGCTAGAGTTATTTCTGATTATAGACAAGCAGAGTTAGAGGAACAACTTGTAAATAATGAATTAAGTAGAAATGCTTTAGAAATCCAAAAAGAACGTTTAGAGATTGAGAAGGCTAAAATCAAAAATAATGATAACAAAGATTCAAAAAAAGAAAATGAAATGATTGAGCTGTTAAAAAATATAACAGGAAAGGTTGAAAAAGATGAATGATTTGACTCCTAAACAGTACGAAGTATTGAAAACATTTAATAAAGAACAGCCAAGAATAACAATTTTAACAGGAGCAAAAAGAAGTGGAAAAACATTTTTAAATAATTTTCTGATGTTATCACATATTGCAGCATTTGCTAACCAAAATCTTAACTTCATCATAATTGGAGCAACAAGCGGAAGTATTTGGAGAAATGTTTTAAACGACTGGGAAACAATGTTAGGAAAGCAATTTAAGCCAAAAAAAGATGGAAGTTTTAAACTATTCGGAAACAACGTTTGTTTATTCGGCGGAGAAAAGGCAGACAGCTGGAAGAAGATGAGAGGGATGACTTCTCATGGCACTTATATAAATGAGGCAACAGCATTACATCAAACTTTTATAACAGAAGCGTTTTCAAGAACATCAGGGGAAGGTGCAAAAATATTTATTGATACCAATCCAGACAATCCTGCTCATTTTGTTAAAAAGGATTATATCGACAACGCTGGAGATAGATTGGAAAATGGCAGATTAAATATTCTAGTTAGTAATTTTAAACTTGATGATAACGTTTTTCTTAATAAAGAATACGTGGATTCTATTAAAAAGACAACTCCACGAGGAGCAACTTACGACAGAGATGTTTTAGGATTGTGGGTAGCTCAAGAAGGTGTTGTATTTGCAGATTTTTCTGAAAAAGAAAATGTAATTAAGGACATAGAAAATATTGAAATAAAGGAATATTACATTGGAGTCGACTGGGGATTCGAACATTATGGAACATTGGTAGTTATTGGAGTGGATTTTGAAGATAATTATTATATCGTTGAAGTTATAGCGAAACAGCATAAGTATTTTGATTACTGGAAAATGCTTATTTTGCAGAAATATAAGAAGTATCAAGTTTCAAGGGTGTTTTGTGATAGTGCTAGAACTGAATATGTACAAGGGTTATTAGATTTTGGAATAAATGCTGAAAACGCAAAAAAAGATGTAAAAGAAGGTATTGATTTGGTTGGTGCAATGTATAAAAGAAATACTTTAAAAATTACAGAAAAAGCGTTTAAAGGGAAATTTGAAGATGAGATTTATTCTTATGTCTGGGGAAAGAATGATGAGCCAGTTAAGGAAAATGATGATGTAATGGATGCGATAAGATACGTTTTATATAGCTTAAAAAAAGATGAAGGCGGAATTGCTTATTTATATTAGGAAGGAGAGCTAATGTGACTAGAGAGGAAAGGACAAGGGTTAAAACTTATTACGACAGGGAACAATACAGCAAATCAAATTTAAGTAAGAATATGCCAGGACTATTCGACGGAACTGTGGAAATATTTAATCCGATTCGAGATATTGTAAAGGCTCTATCAAATACAGCTTTAAAAGATTTAGGAATAGAAAATGACAAATTAAAAGAAATTTGGGAAATTAACCAAATGACTACTTTTAGCAAAAAGATTGCTAAAGAAATGTATTTGAATGAGGAAGTATTTATCGAGGTTATATTAACTCCTGATGAGCAAATTAGGTATATTTTGCATAATGTAGATGATGTCGAATATACGGAAGTATTTGGTGAAATTAAGAAATTTAAAGTCGAAGGGGAACAAGTTTATTTTGATGAAAACGGAGCGGAGCAAAGTAGAGAGTATTCAAGAGAATATAAAAAACTTGATACTGGAACTGTTAAAAGAATCGAAAAAATAGATAACAAGACAGTTGAAACACCTTTTATTTTGAATAAAATTCCTGTTTCAAAATTTAAAAACGATAGCAATATAATTGAAGCATTAAATATTATAGATAAGATTAACGAAACTGAATGTTATATTGGGAGAATATTTGGGATACATGGTGACCCTTGGTTACATGTGAATGGAGTAAAACAATTTGCGGATGTTAATTCTAGTAACGAAAAGATTAAGAAAAATGCACAGCTTTTGGAAGAGGCTAGATATAAAAAGAAAAGAATTATCAATACCCAAAATTCAAAAGAAATGGAAGCTAGTTTCAAATATATTGAATTGACAAATCCGTTAATCAGTGAAATGCAAAATGATATAGCAAGATTAGAAAAAAGGTTATCAAATTTATTTCCTGAATACCTTTTGGTAGATACGGCAACGCAAAATGTGAGCGAAGAAACTTATTTGTTAAAGAATAATGGTCTTAAAACGAAAGTTGCAAGTTTTAGGGAAGACTTTATAAAAAGTTTGCTAGAATTAGACAAAATTGCTTTGGAATTGTTAGGAAGTTTGGATGAATTAACTGAAAATAATTATACATATTTTGATACATTTATGGAAAATGAAAAGAGTTCTAAACTAACTACTTTATCATTAGCTCTTGATGTGATAAGTAAGGCAAAAGACATTGATGAAGAATATAAACTTAAAAAAATAATAGAGAAAGTAACAGATGATACTTTGCAGGATTTGAGTGGTTTGTATGATTAAGATAGATTTTAAATGGAATTATAAAGCAGAGAAAAAGTTATTTAACTTTTTTAGAAGAACAGCATTTTCGATATTTAGTCGTAAAAAAATAGATACCGATTATTCAAACTTGATGAAAATATTTGTTAATTATAGCATTTCTTATGAGAAAAAATTTAAGAAATCGAAAGATATAGATGTTAAAAAGCATACAGAAATGGCAGTAAAACAGATAAAAGAAATAAAAGACTGGCAAAATAATTTAAATAATTATATTGAAGAAAACAAGGAAAAAACTGATTTAAAAGATAAATTGAGGAATAACGCTAAATTTAGAGCTAGAAATATGCTTGGCAATTATTATAAGGATTTTTTGAAAGAAATAGTTACAAGCGAAAGCGAATATTTCGAGTGGAACACAATGGGAGATGAGCGTGTCAGACCGACACACGAGGCAAGGGACGGAGTTATCTATAACTGGGATAATGCCGAGATAGTCCCTGGAGAAGAACCAGGTTGCAGATGTTGGGCTACTGTTTATTTCCCTGATTCACAAGAGGAAATCAATGACATAAATCAAAATTCTTGAGAGTTGAAAGATTACAAATCATTCATGAGTTGTCTGATGTCAAATCTCAAAAATTTATAGAGTATCAATACTGTAAATCATTTTATGAGTTACAGCAAATAATCTAAAAAACAAGGAGAAATGAAAATGAGAAATTTTAAACAAATGGAATTGTATTATGATGAGCCTAGAGAAGCGAAAGGAAATGGAGAAGGAGCTGGTACGGACGGAAATGAGCCAACACTTGATGACTTGAAAGCTAAAATTGAAAACTTTGAAAAAATCCAGGCTGAAAAAGACAAGGAAATCAATTCCTTGAAATCACAGCTTGGGCATAGCAATAAACAGCTTGAAGAATTTCAAAAGCACGGTAAAACCGCTGAAGAATTGGCAAATTTGGAGAAAGAAAAAATCGAAAAAGAGCTTGTTGAAACAAAGCAGCAACTAAATCTGACAATATTAAAGACTAGAAAAAACGAGTTGGTAACAGAGTTAAAAATTAGTTCACAATTTGCTGATTTAGTACAAATTACGCCAGATATGACAATTGAAAGTCTTGAGTTGGCAGTTAAGAATGTAGCGGCTAAAGAAAAAGAGTTCACGACAGATTTCTTGAAAAAAAACTCTATAACAAACGGAGGATTCAATCCAAAAGATAAAAAGAAAGATGAAAAAGATTTTGTTGACAGAATGATTGAGAAAAACAAAAACAATAAAACAGATCTTACAAAATTTTAGGAGGTTGAGATGTTAAAAAGAACAGTAATGCACAAAGAAAATTTGAATGTAAAAGTAAAAATTTTAAAATCCGATTTTACGCAACAGATTTATAAAGATACTAATACCAATAAAGAATATTTACTTGCTGGAGTGTTAGTGAAGGCTAAAAACGGAGAGGATTTAAGAGAAAATGGAGCGTTTGTTGTGCCGATTTCAGTTGGAGACAAGGCTGACGGTATATTGCTTCATGATTTAGAGTTCAATTTTAGAAATGATAATGAAACAGCAGCAATATGTATCGAAGGGATTGTTTATTTGGATAAACTTATAGATGTTGGAAAAGAACACAAGACACCTATAACTGTAACAAAAGCGGAATTACCAGAAAAAATAACTTATGTTTACAAAGATAGAAAATAATAGGAGGTAACAAAATGGCATTAAGTTTAACAGATTTATTAAATGCAAAAAGTTTGAATAAATACTATACAGGGGTTAAAGGAGATACATTGGTAGAAGCTATGTTTCCTGCAACCTTTTCAAATACATTTGATTTCAGTGTATTAGGAAGTGTAAATGGAGGAGTAGTCAAAGTTCTTCAAGGAAGCGAGTTGGATATAGATCCTTTTGCAAGAGACTGGGAATTAAAAACAACTACAAAAGGGGATAAGCAATTTTTTAGAGAAAGTTTGAAACTTAACGAAAGACAGAGAAAAGAGTTGCTTGAAATTTTGAATACAAATGACACAGCAATTATTGAAAATTATTCAGAGCAGATTTATAGACAGTTTGCGGGCAAAACTGGATTTTTGGCAAGTGCAAGAGCAGTAGCGACGTATACAGCTTCACAATTTTTATCAACTGCTAAAGTTCCTTTTATAGATGAAAATGGTGGAGGGGCAAAAACGATTGATTATAAATTGGATAACAAATATAAAGAAACGTTGGCTGGAACAAATGCTTGGAATACAGCGACAGCAACTCCTTTAGAAGATTTGGTACGTTGGAAAGAAATTGTTGAAGAAAACGGTGGAACTGTTGAAATCGCATTAATGAATAAAGCAACATATACAATGTTAAAAAATCAGGCTAATGTTAAGGCTGTGTACAATAAATTAACGAATGTATTGATAACAGAAGATGATAAAAAAAGAATTATTGAAGAAATGACAGGACTTTCAATAGTTATATGGAATGAGAAAATAAATGTAAAAGGCAGAGTTCAGCCAGTATTTCCAAACAACATTGTTACATTGATACCAAATGGGCAGTTAGGGAAAATGGAATATGGACCAACTCCAACAAAAACCGACCAGATGTTAGGCATCGCAGGGGATAGAGAAATTGTAGATATTGCTGGGACATTTGCAACTTTGGAAGTAGAGCAAGAAGTAAAAGCGACAGCTGTTAGAAATGTAAACGTAGTTGTTGAAGCAGTTGTAGCTCCAAATCCTAATATTGTAAATTCAATGTTCATAGCAACAGTCGGGTAGGTGAATTAAATGGCAAAAGAGAATAAAAAGGAAGAGGCAAAAGCTATTGTTGAGGCAGTAGCTTTAACGCCTTTGAGATACAATGATGTTAGATATGAAACTGGCGATAAGCTGGAATTAACTGAGGCAGAATTTGAAGCTTTGTCAGAAAACAAACTTGTTGGTGAAAGAGTTGATGAATAATGACGGATGAAACTTTAGAGGAACTGAAAAAATATATTCCTGAAACTTCTGATTTTGATGTAGGAGTTGTTGAGCAGTTTTATAAAGTCGCTGAAGAAAAACATAGCAACGAAAAAGAAAAATTGCTTAAAATATATCTTTTCGGATACTTACTCACTTCATTAGATGACTTTGATTTTACAAAAGTTCAAGTATCTAACATCGTAATCGAAGAAACAGGCGGGAACAATCAATATTTAATGATGTATAAACAGTTGTTGAAAACGCTTGGGATTGACGAAAACGAAACAACTGTATCAATAGTTTAAGGAGGAACTAATGGTTATTTTAAAAAATAAGGAAAAAGGAGAAATACTGCTTGTCAAATTAAATCACATATTGCTTAAAGAAGGCGATAACGAGCTTGATTTGACACCTCGCAGAATGAATATTGCGAAAGAGGAAATTGAAGAAAGAAAACTTAATATTGAAATTATAGAGCTGGGTGATAAGAATGCCGTGCAAACTGAAAATAAAGGAGAAGCCCAAAAACAAGAATCTAGAGAAGTTAATGGCGATGAACAGGCAAAAAATTGAAGTTGGAACAGTAACTAATTACAGTGTTAAAGGCGGATTTAATGCTTTTGGACTGTCTAATGTTCTTGACACAGGATCTAGCCGTGGAGTTCCTGGATGGAATTATAACCAAAAGGCTTTTGAACAGTTTAAGCCAATGGCGGCTAGATATTTTAAAGAAGGAGTTGCAAAGATTATAAACGGAAGTTTCGATGTTGCGGCGATGACTAATAAAATTGGAACAGAGGCAAGTACGAAGTATAAAGCAATGATTGAAAGAATTAAAAGTCCATCAAACAGTCCTGCGACAATTATGAGAAAAGGATTTAACAATCCGATGATTGAAACAGGGCATTTTAAAAGCAATATTGCCGCTAAGATTAATGGGGGCAGAATTGTTGGGAGAGGTGGTGGATAATGGACAGGAAAGTTAGGGCGGCTATTAGAAAAGTTTTAAAAGTTATAAGGAAGTTTTCTGATGATGTAACTATATATTCAGAAAATTCTGAAATTGAATTTGATGATTTAGGAAATCCAATTCAAAACAAGATAGAAAAGACTGTGAAAATGGCTGTATTAACGCCAAAACATAATTCATCGTTTCCACAAAGTATGAACGGAAGTTTTTTATCGAATAAGAAAGAAGGATATTACATTCTGAACGATACAGACGGCTTCAAAATTTCTGAAAATATGAAACTGAAACACAACGGCGTGATTTATAGAATAGTCAATATTGAAGAAAATTATGGAGAGTTTTTGAGAATGGAGCTGAATATAGATGACAAACGAAATTAGAAAAGAGGTCGTGAATGATATTAAAGAGTTTTGTAAAAAGTTTGGCATAAATCAAGTTATCAACGAAGAAAAACGTGATGAAATTTCGGCTGAACAGTATGAAAAACTTAAATTCCCACTTGTTTTCTATAATCTGTATATCGAAGATGCAGGTAATCCTATTCCTTTTGGAAATGATAAATATTGTTATGATGAGGAAATACAGGCACTTTTGACTTTGGAGTCACGAGAGAAACATAATGATTTTGATATGCTTTATATGTTTTTGGCAAATACAAATGCAACAAATGATTACTTTGATGATAGAAAACATCAAAGGAAGATACGGAAAGTATACAAGATACAGGAAACGCCTTTTAATTTTATGGGCAGAAAATATTACAAACAAGTTCTGCAATTTAGCTATTTTGCAGAGCATTATATAAATAAAGATTTTAGGGAGGAATAATGGCAATAGAAAGAAATGATTTGAATACATTGAATAATGTACAAATAAAATCAGAAAATAACAGAGCATTTTATGTCGATGTCAGAAGTTTAATGTTTTTTACAAAAGACTTCGCAATATCGCCAACTTATATTACAGAGCCAAAGGATTTATTGGAGCTGAATGTAAGTGGGCTAGATGAAAATCATATTTTTTATAAGTTAATAGTCAGTGCTTATTCACAATCATATACACCGTTAAACGTTGTAGTGTATGGAAACAATACAGCAACTACATTTACAGAACTTATGGAAACTTACGTGGATCATGAGAACGCTTTCGAGGTTACTAACTGGATTACTAATATGGATATAGTTGCAGAGAAAAATTATATAGACAGCATTATAGCTTATGCAAAAACTGATAAGGATAAACAGTTCTTTATAGCTGTAAACTATGAAAAATTAGGAAACCCAGCCAAAGCTGTAGCACTACAGACGGATAATAATATTGATAATGTAGCGTTTGTTATTGAAGGGGCTAAGAACTTGGCGAAAGGAAACTGGCTCACTGGAGCATTAGCTGGTGGAACAATAGGATACAAAGAATTGGGAAGTTATATTGTGCATTCTACACAGATTAATGGATTTGTGCAAGAGAATTTCACAAAGACGGAGCAAAAGGCATTTTGGGACGCTGGATTGAATTATTTATCTAAACCAACAAGAGGATATTATCATATTGTAAATGGACTTAATTCAGATAATAAGACGCTGATTGAATTGAAGTTGATTGAGATTTGGTTAAGAGATGGACTGAAAAAGGATTTGACAATTTTCCAAGTGAGAAAAGATAAAATACCTTTGAATGATACTGGAAGGCTGATGATAGAATCAATCATTAGAGAACGTTGTAGACAAGGTGCTAACGCTGGAATGTTTATGGTGGATAACGCTGGAAGCTATTTTGGGATCATAACTCAAAAAGATAAGAATGGCAACGAGATAAACATTAAGTTAGGGCATTTAACAGTAGATGAAATAACGCAGGAGTCAATCAGGGAAGGGAAATTCAAATTTGATTTAAAAGTTACTTATCTGAACGGAGTTAGATATGTTTCACTTACTGGAGCAATTACAACAGACGGAGAAATTATTTTTAATAAATAAGGAGGTAAAGATATATGGCAACAAAACAATATAACGTGCATAATGTCAAAATTATACTTACTGCTGCAGGAATTCCCTATGCGATTACTTGCAGACACGAAGATGGTTTTGAAGATGATCCGAATACAGAAAGTTCAAGTTCTACAATTGCGAGCTGCGGACAGAAAGTAGTGAATGTATCAGTAGACGAAAGCGTTTCTATTACATTGAGCTTGGTTTATGGAAGTGAAGAACATAGAACAATGGAAAGGTTGCACAAACTTTGGAAAGCAAATAAAGGACCGTTTCCAATGTTTATGGTAATTACTGATACAAATACAAACGAAACTTACATTTACAATGGTGTTTCCTTCAAGAAAAAGGCTGGGCTGAAGTATGCAAATGAGAGTGGTACTGAAGCTAGGGCTTGGGAGTTTGAAGCTGAGAGTAGAGAGCTTGTGATATAGGAGGATTGTTTAACAAAGGAAATATTTCTTTCGTTAAAGCTGAAAGGACAATTACAATTAAATATAATAACTGTGATAAAAAATCGTTGACTTTATACGTATTTTGATGTATAATATCTTTGAGGTGGTTAGGATGCCAATGAATTCAAAAGAAATGATTAAATTTTTGAAGAGAAATGGTTTCACCGAAATAAAAGGTGGAAAAGGCTCTCATAAAAGATTTAAGAATTTCGATACCGGTAAGGTAACCGAAGTGCCTTGTCATAGTGGGGAACTTAATAAGAATCTCGAAAGAGCGATATTAAGACAAGCAGGATTGAAATAAATCCTGTTCCCCATTTCAAAAATAGGAGGATAATTATGTATGTAGTGTACCCAAGTATTTTTTCTAAAGAAAAAGAAGGCTATAGCGTTCATTTTCCTGATTTAGGCGGTGCGACATGTGGCAGCGATTTAGAAGATGCCTACTATATGGCAACAGACTATATAGGTACGGTATTAATGGAAGATTTTTTAGAAAAAAAGGAACTTCCAAAAGCAACAGAAATTGAAAAAATAGATATAAGAGCCTATTTTGAAACATTATACGATAAAGATACAGAAAAGAATGAAATAGAAGAAGCTGTAAAAAATTCATACACAACTTTAGTTGGATTAGATTTACTGAAATACGTTAAAGAAACACAAAAAACGACGGTTAGAAAAAATGTAACTATACCAAGCTGGCTTAATGAAACAGCAAAAAGATATAATATAAATTTTTCAAAAGTGTTGCAAGAAGCCTTGGAAAAAGAATTAGAAATAGAATAGTTTTTAAAAAGTATTTAGAATCACAGTTATTAATTTAGCTGTGATTTTTTTGTTACAAAAAATAAAATTAAAATATATAAGGAGATAAGAATGGATTTAGAAAGAAAATATACAGAAGAAGAAACAGAAGCGATTAATATGTCAAGAGGAATGGCTGGATTGCCACCTATCGCTCAAAATAATGAGAATACAGCAGTTCAAAATAAAGAAATTAAGAATGAAACGGCAACAATTGAAGCTGTTGCAACAGAGGAAACAGCAGAGGAAATAAAAGAAAGAAGAAACGAGAACGAAAGAAATAGATTAAAACAACAAGGTGGATTACGTCCAAACCAACTGTTCCATCACACTTTGATTAACTGGGACGGAAGACCTCAAGATGTAATTTGTAAATATCCAACAACAAAACAAGCGATTAAGTATTCCAAAATGGAAGTTGATCCTGTGACTGGTAAAGGAGTATTTTTATTTGCTGATGTGGTAAATGATTTTCAAAACGATAAATTACTTCCAAAATTTGAAATTGAAGATTTTCCAGCAAGTGAAATTGCAGAATTAGCTACTTTCTTGTCGGAAGTGGTAAGAAATCCCTTCCTTAAATAAAAATCCTGCTTTTTTCTATGAAGGGAAGATGTACATAAATAAAGATGAAATGCTAAAGGAAATAACGGAAGTTGAAAACTTGGCATTTCAGCTTGAATTAAATGATAACTTTAAAAGTTTTAATTCATTCGAATTTTTAGAAAGATATAACAAAAATGATATTCCTGAAAAGGAATTTGAAACATTTTTAAAGATGTGTTTCTACGATACGGAAATACAGAAAATAAAAGAGCGGGAACAAAAGAAAATGAAGAAAGGAAGATAATATGGCTAGCGGAGTAGGAGTTACTTATGAGTTGGAATTTGTAATAAAAGACAAGAACGCAAAGCAATGGATACAGTCTATGCAAAAGGAAGCCCAAAGGCTAGCCAAAGCATTAGATAAAGTTACTTTAAATAATTTCAATAAGCAGATTCAACACATGCAGAAACATTTGCAGTCACAGGGGAATCAATTAAAATCACAGCTTAAAATGGCACAGGATATGATGAAATCGCTTGGAACTGGCAAAACTGTGAAAGGTGGACTAGATAACGTCAAAAAAGAGACACAGGAAGCTAAAAAGAAAATGGATGAGCTGAACAAGGCGAAGGAAGCGGTTGGGAAATCAGTCAAAGACCCTTTAAAAAATGTTGCAAAAGGTGCTGACAATGCAATGAAAAGAGTTAAGGGGCTTTTAAACAAAGTCCGTGACGGAGCGTTGTATAAGTCTGGAAGTTTTATTACACAGGCTGGAATGGAAGCGTTACAGGAATATGGACAGACTGATTATGAACTGCGGGGAGCTTCTGCCAAAACTGGAGGATATGGTACTGACTTAAAAGAGTACAGGAAACTTACAAAACAAGTTGGTGGAGCAACCAAATTTAATAATCTGGATGTTGCACAAGCTATAAATGCAGGGGCAACTTTAGGGATAAAAAAAGATGAAATGAAACAAATTATTCCGTCGGCTGCAAACTTGGCTCAAGCGTTTAATTCAGACATTACACCAGCACTCGAAATGGTAAAAATGCACATGAATTCTTATCAGTTATCCGCAAAAGAAGCACAAAAAGTAACTGATATGATAGCTGTTACATCCAAAAATACTGCGGCAGATTTAACAAGATTAACAGAAGGTTTTAAACGTGTTGGAGCAACAGGAAAAGCGTTAAACATTCCATTAGAGACTGTTTATGCTATGCTCGGAAAAATAAACGATAGTGGCTTGACAGGTTCGAGTGCAGGAACTGCTTTAAATGAAGTTTTTGAGAGTTTAAAAGATTTTAAAAAACGAGATAAATTAGAACAATTGATTGGTAAAGTTACAGATGAAAAAGGAAACTTGCAAGATATAACTTCAATTATGGAGAGATTAAAAGGTGTAACCGACAAAATGGGAAATGCTGACAAGGCTGGAGTTTTAAAAGCTATATTCGGAGTGCAAGGTGGTAGAGGGGCAAATATATTATTAAACGGAAGTATAGAAGACTTAAAAAAACTTCAAAATGAAATAAAAAACAGTAGCGGAGCAGCTGAAAAATTAAGTAAGTTTATGATGCAGGGAAGTGCTGGAGCAGTTGAAACTTTAATGGGAACAATGTCAAGCACGTTTGCAGCGGTATTTGACTCGTTAGAACCTTTATTAGTTCCAGTTGCAGGGCTATTTATGGGAATTGCCGAAGCAATAGGAATGGTTGCTGAAAAAGCTCCTTGGTTATTACAATTAGTTTCTGTTTTAGGAGCGTTGGTTGTAGGGGAATTAGTTTTTCAGAAGTTGAAAGCAAGTATCGGACCGTTTATCACAGGAATAAAGGAAGCGATTGCGAAAGTAAGTCTATTTAAATTAGTTCTTTATGGATTGCTGGCAGTTGGATTAGTCGTGATATTTAATCTGTTTAAGCAATGGCAGGATTATTTACAGGAAAATGAAGCAGTCAGTAAAGAGTGGGAAGGTGTGCTATTAAATTTAACTTATGCCCTAAGTGCTTTAGGCGATGTAATAATGTCAATTTTAGGTGCTTTATTTGGATTTAATACAAAGCAACAAGATGCGACAGACAAAACTAAATTTATGGGAATGACTGCTGAAGAAGTTGCAAGGAAATTAAAAGATTTTCAAAAAAACATTTTTGATTTAACTGTAAAGCTTCAAGAAATGAGAAGATGGGTAGAAGAAAATAAAGAAAAAATAAGATTATTTGGAACAGTATTTTTAGTTTTAGCTGCAGGAGTTGGTATATTGTGGGCTTTGGTTGCAGCACAATCCGCTTTTAATGCAGTAGCAGCGTTGAATCCGTATGTTTTAATTGCAGCAGCTATAATTGCAGCGATAATAGCAGTGGCAGTGGCTGTTAAATATTTTTGGGATACAAATGAAGGTTTTAGAAATGCGATGATGTCTATTTGGAATACTATTAGTCAATGTTGGGTTATAGTAGGTTTTATATTCGGAGGACTTGTTGGAGCAATAATTGGAGGTTTGTTGCAATTGTGGACACAAAATGAGACGTTCAGAGAGTTTGTAATAGCTGTTTGGAACTATATTTGTGCGACGTTTCAATTGTCTTGGACAATAATTGGCGGAATTATTATGGCAATTGTTAATGTTATATCAATTTTAGTTAACGCATTAATAAATGCTTACAATACGAATTCGACATTTCGTGCGATTGTAACGACTGCTTGGAATGTTATAGGTGCATTAATTCCGGCTGTTATTGGAATGATAGTTGGTGGACCAGTTGGAATGTTTATAGGTGCGTTAGTGAGTTTATACACTCATAATCAAACGGCAAGAAATATAATAAATGCTGCTTGGAACGCAATCAAATCAGCTGTGTCATCAGCTATATCTGCAATAATAAGTAGGATTCAAGCAGCAATTTCTGCGGTACACGGATTAATAAACGTTTTTCAATCAGCAGGAAGATTAGATTGGGGCGGAATCAAAGCTGGTGGAGCACAATTTGTAAACGGAGTTAAAGGTGTTGTAACAGGGCAACACAAAGCGGTTGGAACTAATAACTTCCAAGCTCAAGGTGGCGGCGGAATGACCACTATTGATGAACACGGAGATGAAGCTATTTGGTTACCTAATGGCTCTATGGTTGCAAGAAACACAACAACTCTTGATATGTTGAATAATTTAAAATCAATCAAGAAAAATACACGTGGAGGCACAAAAGAAACAGGAGCAGTTGTTACAAATAACAATCACTTTGTATTCAATGTTACTGGAACTGATGAAACATTGCAGGAATTGAAACGTGAACTTGAAAAATTAGGGATAGTGTAAAGGGGTACAGAATGCAAGTATTAGATTTTTTAAAGACAAAGTTTGCTGAATTTGAAGTTCAGAAAGATAAACTTGAAAAACTGTATTTAAAATATTTTGGTATTAAGCCTAATGGATTTTTAGGCACTATACCCCTTTTAGTATTGTCAACTGATTACAGCCAAGATAATGAGATAACAGGGTATAAATCTTATTTAAAAGATAATTTCAATGAAAATATGTTTGTAAATCCGTACACTTTGAAAATTGAAGTTATTTTACATGGTAAAGAGTGGAAAGATGAGCTTGAAAAATTAGTCAAGGAATCAAGGAAAAGAAATTACACAATGTTTATGTACACTAAATTAAATAAAGTTTATGCTCCTCTTGCGATTACAAGTGTCAGCTATGCCGAAAATTACGAAAGCCACACAAGCATTAAGGTTTCAATAAATCTGAAAGAAATAAACTTGCTTAAATTTACTACGGCTGACGGAAAAACAACAACGGAGGCATACGTTCCTGAAGCAAGTACGCAGAACAAGGAAGTTACAGAAGTTAATTTGAATGAATCAATGCAAAATGAATTTGAAATTGATCCTAGAGCGGGAGATGTTATAGAATGAAAAAATTATACAGTTTTGACATTACGTATAAAGAAAACGGCAAGAGCAGTTATAAAATATTGCTTGATGATGGAGAAAAGACGCTTGTAGCAACGTTGGATATTTATAACATCAGGGGGCTTTGGTATTTGGATATAAAGAGCGATAACGAGGATTTGCATATCGGACAGAGAATTAATACTTATGAAGATTTGTTTCTGATATGCAGGAGAAGATACAAGGAATTTCCAAATGTTAAAATGATAGCTTTACCAATTAATTTAAACGGTTTTGATGTTGAGTTCACAACGGAAACAGCTGGAATATTACAGGATATTATGGTGGTGGTTTAATGGCTGAAAATACACAAAATAGTAATAATTATTATATTCTGTGGGACAGATATGCAAAAGTAACATTTAAAGTAAAAAATGGAAGTGAAACAGAAGAAATTGAGTTTGAAAGGTTTCAAGTTGAAAACGGTGTTGATTCATCGCCTGACTTTGAGATAGAAACAGAGTTTGACATTACTGAGAGTACGAATATTGCCAAAATAGTTATCTATAACCTAACAGATGAAATGATTAAGAAACTGAAAAAAGGTGTGGAAGTAGTTATTGAAGCAGGATACTGGAACGATGGAAAAAACAAGGATATTGGAGTTATTTATAAAGGTATTATCGAAAGTCTGAAAGGGAGCTGGAACAATGCTGACAAGAAATTTGAGATAACTTGCAATACTTACAATGACGAATACAAGGACACAAAAATTAATTTAAAGGCTGGAAAAGGAACTAAGGCGAGTACGATTATAAAACTTATTTTATCAAAGCTGGATAAATTAAAGGCTGGGAAAATAGAGCTTGGGAAAGATATTGATTATAAGGACGGTAAAACTCTACATAACAATGTCAAGCATATTTTCAAAGAACTGGCAAAAGACACAAAAAGCGTTTTCTTTATAACGAACGGAGTTGTGACATTTCAGCCAAGAGACAAGATAAACAGAGGTGTTTTAGAGTTCGATTCAAACAGGTTTCAAGATGTAAAGGAAAATGATGGAACTTATACTTTAAAAGCGATATTTGACCACAGATTCCAGGAAGGATTTAAAATTAACCTTGATTTGAAAAAGGCTTTTGAACAGCTTGAAATTAAAGGGGAGTATCTTATAACGAAAGGCAAACACGTAATGAATTTTAAAACAGACGCTTATACAGAACTGGAAATAAGAACTAAATTTGATGATGAGGAAACTAAAAAGGCTAATGAAATTGAGATTGTTACAGGCAAAAAAGGTAAAAATGAAAAATCATCTAAGAAAAAAGATAAGAAAGATAAAGATGATAAAAACAAAAAAGAAAAAGGAAAAAACTCTAAAGATTCTAAAAAGAATAATAAGAAAACTAGCACGAAAAGTGGTGGAAAGAAAAAAGAAAAAGACTGGGACAGAATTGTAAGAACTTATGGAGTAGGAGGTAATAAATGAGAAAAAAGACAGTAGGGGATCATATTGAAAATATGATAAACGGAAGTTTTGATAATTTAAATACTTTTGCAATAGCCAAAATTGTAGAAGTGGACAACTCAAATATGAGTTGCAGCATTCAAATACTTGATATTCCTGAACTTTTTGGAACTCGTGATGAAGTAGAAGTAATTGAAAATGTGCCGATTGCTCCAATATTTTGGGGTAGCAAATGTAAAATAAATGCTCCGCTATCTGTAAACGACAAGGTTTTGGTAGCATTTTGTCAACACGATACATTTAATGCACGAAATGCTTCTGAACCTTGTGAACCGAATTCGAGTGCTAAATTTGACATAAATAACGCTATTGTAGTTGGGCAGATAACAAGCGATGCAGAAAAAAATATATCAAATGACTTTTTCATTGCTTACGGTGGAACACTTGTAACAATAAATGATGGTGGAGTTAGTATAAAAGGCGGCTCTATAAATATAAGTGGAGCGGTAAGCATTGAAGGGGATTTGAAAGTGAGCGGAGACGCTACGATTGGTGGCAAATCATTCTTAACTCATACTAACGGTGGTATGCCGTTGGATTAGGATACAAATAAGGACAATTACAATTAAATATAATAACTGTGGTTTTGTAATATTTTGATATTAGTCAAAAAAACTCTAAATTTCTGTTGCACTTTTGCTACTTTTAAGATATAATTTAATCGTGAAAAAAACATGTTAAGAAGGAGAAAAGGGTATGAAAAAAATCAATGGAGTTATATCAGGAATAGCAAGCCTATTTAGTGATACAAGTTCAAATATTTTAGAAAAATATCCATCAACTTATGAAAAAGATGTAAAAAAATCATTACAAAATGGTTGGAATAGCGTAGGAATGGCAATAAGAGGAGCAGTAGAACAATATGGGCAAGCTGAAAAAACAGGCAAATAAAAAGCAAACTAAAGAAATGCTGGTTCAACAAAATAAAATAGAACAATATTCAGGAATAATTCCGCCACCGAGTGTAATTGATGGTTACGAGAGGAACTGTCTAGGAGCAACTGACAGAATTTTAAAGATGACTGAAAATGAATTAAAAAACAAGCAAGAACTGGATAAGAAAGAACAAGAAAATATTCATTTATGTAGAAAAAAAGCACTAGAATTTGATATAAAACATAATACAAGAGGACAAGTTTTAGGCTTTATACTGCTGTTCACAATGCTTGTTGGAGGATTTGCATTAGTCTTTATAGGAAAAGAAATAGGCGGTTATGCCGCAATAGTCAGTTCTGTTTCATTGGGATTGGGAAGCTTAATTTGGAGCAATTCTAAAAATAAAAAATAGGAATCACAGTTATTAATTTAGCTGTGATTTTTTTGTTACAAATTTTTTAGAAAGGCAGTTGATATGAAAAGTGTTGAAAGTTGGCAAACTGAAAAAGATGACAACAAAGAAATTGATGTTGTAATGGGTAAAAATATAGTATTAAGTTCTAAAATAGAGAAAATAAGGCTAAGGCTTGAGAATAAGTTGAGATTATTCTTTAACGAATGGTTTTTGCACAAGAACGAAGGCATTTACTGGATTAAAAGAAATGAAAATAACGGACAGATAGGAAACTTGTTGGAAAAGTTTAATATTGAAACTCAAGTAAAGGAAACTATTTTGGCAGATGAAGATGTGGCAGAAATAATAAAATTTGAAAGTGATTTTAAAAATGGAACTGGAAATTATAATTTTGATGTAGAAATATTGTTGAAAAATGGAAAAACTTTGACAATTTAGGAAAGGGGGAACAATGGATTTTGGAGTAACGGATACAGGATTTGTATTAAAAAGCTTTTCGGATATTATGAAAGATATAGAGAAACGATACAAAGCAAGATTGCAGGATAATGAGTACACACTTGACTTTAATACGCCTGAAGGCATTCATTCAGAAGCAATAGGATTTGAATTATCAAAATTATGGGAAGAGCTTTTGGACTTTAACAATCAGATGAATCTAAATACAGCAACTGGAATTTATTTGGACTATTTCGGAACTTTGTTAAGAACTCCACGAAATCCAGGGGCTTATGCAACTGGACAAGTAAAAATAACAGGAGAAAAGAACAGAGTTATACCAGCACAGACAATCATAAAATACGCTGAAAAAGAATACAGATTGTTATCTAACGTTACCTTGGACAAGCTGGATAATAACGAATATTACGGAGTAGGGTTTATTCAGGCAGTTGAAATTGGAGACGAGAGCAATATCACGAGTGATGTTTCATTTACGACTGAATATGGCGGAGTTTCCAAGATTACGAACGATGTCGATATAACTGGTGGAGCAGATGATGAAAACGACAGTCTTTACAGGGCGAGATTAAAAAGAAAACAGGCTATCGAACAGACTGCAACACATTCAGCGTTGTATAACGGACTTATGGCACTGGAAAATGTAAAGAATGTATTGATACTAGATCCCGAAACAGAGCCGGCAACGGAAGCTGGAACTATCAAAATATTTCTTGAGGGAACTCCTGATGACAAAATTTTTGAAACTATATTGGATTTGAAAGCCGATGGAATATTGACTCTTGCGGATTCTAATGCACAGACTTTTGAGAAAAAACTAAAAAGAGATGTGTTTGAGAGAAAAATAATCTATAACATTATCAAATACAGCACATTATTAATTAAAGTGGAAGTTCTGGAAATGAAGAACTCTGATGAAAAAGATAACCGTTGGACGCAACAAATAAAACAAGAGATTTTGAACTATATAAATAATCTTGGAACAGGAGAATCTATCAGCTATTTAAAAACGTATTCAGAAATTTTGGGAATTGATGATATACGAAAAATTAATCTAAAAATGGGATTAACAGAATCCAGTGTTGCAATTCAAAATTTTGATAAAGTTTTTAATGTTCCTGTGGGCCAAAAATTTCAGATAAATGAAAATAACATTGAGGTGCGTTATGTATAAAAATAGCAAAGAATATACAGATGAAATAATCAATAAATTTCCACATATGTATAAAAGGGATAGAGAAAGCAATAATTATTTTTTGCTGGGGCTTTATTTAGAAGAAATAAGGCAAGTGAGCAGAGGAATATATGAGCTGCTAAAGTCTCTGGATATTATGAAGGCAACTGGATATGTTTTGGATAAGTTTGGAATATCGTTTAATTTGAAAAGAAATACAAGAGAAAATGATGAGGAATATAGAAAAAGAATACTTGCTGAAATTTCAAGAAAAAGCCGAAACGCTACTTTTGAAACAATAATAAGTGTATTAAAAATTATAATTGAAAATTATGAGCAGAATATATTTATTTTTAAAGAAGGAATTGTAAAAACTAATAATAAAGATATTGATCTCAATATAAAAAATGGAAGTTTTAAAGGAAAATTTGAGACGCAGTTTTACAAGGAAAAGGCAGGAAGCATTTATATAGTTTTGAATAAAAGATTGCCAACATATGTTAAAAAAAGCGTTTTAAATATTTTGCTTGAAATAAGGGCGAAAGGGGTTGAAATAATGATTGATTTTAAATACAGGGTACAGACAGCGAGTTATATTTCAAATGGAGCATTTGTAGGATTGAAAAGAATTTTGAATATTGAAGACAGTTTTTATGATGAAATTTTACAGCAAAAAAATTACGAAAGTAATTTGGCTAGAATGAATATAATTACACAGGAAGGGGTAAGATAGATGTTAAAAAAGATAAAGGACTGGGTAGGATCAAATTTGGATGTTTACAAAGTCGAAAATGCCAATGATGTTGGAGCAGGATTAGTGAGACACATTTGGAAAGGTGAGGAGACCGCAAGCCAAATTGGAACAACTTTAACGGCTCAAATTATGAATGATTTGCAAAAAGGTTTGGTGCATACATTAAATGCAACCAAAACAACAGGAACAAATAAAGATATTTATGAGGTAGTATTAAGCGGAATTGAAGAGTTTGGAGTGTTTGATGGATTAAAATTATTAATCAGAATAGACAGAGAAAATCAATACGATGATGTATTTTTAAAATTGGGTGGCGCAGAATATTCAATTTACAGAGTTAAAGAAAATTCAGCGAGAAAATTGGATAAAGGAGTATTGAAAGATAAAAAAGAATATTTGTTAAATTATAGCAATAATTCTTTTGTTTTATCAGACAGTACATTGTATGGCACAACAGCAGGTACATCTCTTGAGGGAAACCGCTTAGCCGAAATTCTAGGGATAGAATACGGCGGAAACATACAGGATACTGGTAACAAAGTTAAAGGGAAATTTTACTTTGATAGCGTGACTAAATTTTATTACGAGTGTATAGAAAATACTAACCTGACTTATAACGAAAGCTCAAAATTCAGAGCTATCTCCAACAAGCCACTTTCAGACAAATTAGAAAATTTATACGAAGTTATACCAGGAACTTTAAATGCAAGTCAGATTGCTGGCTTTTCTTCTGCAACTCTATATAAAAAGGCAGGCGTAGTATTCCTGAACATAGATGATAACCAAAGGCTAAATGGGAGAACCGAGGGCAATGTAATCTTAACACTGCCAGACGGTTTCAGACCCAGAAATCGTACAAGCTTTTCAGGAAACACAGGTGCAGGACAGGCTTGTGTGTTCAACGTGGAAACTGATGGACGTGTAATTCTGATGTCAAATATCAAGTTATCAGGCTATTTGTATTTTAACGTCAGTTTTTTAGCAAAATAATGAATAGAAAGGAAAACAGAGATGAATGTTGTGATTTATGATAAAAAAAGTCTTGAAGTAATAGCGAGACCAATAATAACAAGCCTTGAAGACTTTAAAATTAACCCTAATCTGTTTTATCCGGACTGGGATTCGGAAAAGCACATCTGGAACGAATTGGAATATCAAAATCCAGTTCTCGAAAATGGAAATCTAAGGGAGGCAACAAAAGAGGAACTTTACAAGGCTGGAAAATACAATCTTGCTGAAAATGAATTAATCGAGGACGGAAAAATTAAGGCAGTTGAACTATCTGAATTCGAGTACATCGAAGACAATCAAATAAAGTACAGAAAAGAAGGAAAAATTGAAAAACTGAAAGAAGAATTATACCAGTTAAGGCTTGAAAGGGAAAAGAAGCCCTTTGAGTTTGAAGTAAAGGGAACTAAGTATTTACAACATAACAGGACGATAGACCAGTCCAATATAACTAAGATTTTATTTTCATTAGTCTTGAAGTTTGCTTTAAGTCTTATGAAACAGATAACAGCAGGGAAAAAGCTGAATCTGGCACAGGTTATGGCAGATTTTATGTCTACAGAATATGAGAATTGGAAATTTTACACAGAAGACGGATCCGAAAAGTATGTGAATGTTAGTGTGCAGAAATTCATTGAGATGTCAGAAATAATGAGAAAACATACTACGACTTCAATGGTTGCTGAGACAACTCTATCACATAGTTTAGAAAGTAAAACGGTTGAGGAATTGAAAACATTTGACGCCGAAGCAGAATATAACAAATTGTTTGAAAGTGAAATAAAGCAAGGTTAGGAGGTAATATGACAACAAAAAAGACATTAACAGGAAATGGAATTAATACTAGAAATGCTTTTAGACAAAAAACTATTGAAGAAGTTTTGGAAGAAATTAGAAAAGCGGCTTCTAAACCAAAACCAAAGCCATTATTTGTTGGATATACACAAATTGGAGGAGAAACACTTAAAAAAGTTATTTACGAATAAAGGAGGTATTTATGCAGTTAGAAAAAGACAAGCTATATATATGTTTCCATAAACCTAAGAGATTAATAGGGCATTTGATAGCCTTGTGGACTCTTGGAAAATATTCACATGTTGAATTTATCTACAATGGTCAAGTTTTTTTATCTAATCCTGGAGGGGTTAGGACAAGGAAGTTTGAGTATCAGAAAAATATGGAAATTTACGAGCTTGATAAAAATATCGATCCCAAAGATGTGATTGAGTTTTTTAGAACAGCTCAAGGTAAGGGCTACGATTATCTAGGAATTTTAGGGCAATTCTTCTATGCTGACAAGGTGCAGGACGATAATCGATTCTTTTGCAGTGAGTTCTGCCTGAACGCAATCGATTATGCTTTGCAGTTCACATTGACCTATAAAGGTAAATCATTAAAGGACAGGGTTGGGTATCAGTTCAATCCTGCAAAGTTGTATAAGTATTTAAAATTTATGGAATTGATAGATGAAAAGGAAGTGGTGTAAATGGGTACAAGATTCGATAAAATTTTTAGTTACATGCTATTTGTCGAAGGTGGATACAGTAATGATAAAAACGACAAAGGCGGAGAAACAACTTGGGGTGTTACAAAAGAGGAGGCAAGAAAAAATGGATACAACGGACCAATGAAAAATTTAACACAAGATTTTGCAAAAAAAATACTTGAAAAAGGATATTATCTGAAACATCATTTAAATGAAGTAAAAAACGATAAGGTTGCACTTTCAATATGTGACTGGAGTTTTAATTCAGGAAGATGGGCAACTAAAAAGGCACAAGTAACATTAAATAGTTATTTCGGCTATGATTTAGTTGTAGATGGTATTTTTGGAAGCAAAACTATAAAAGCTTTAAATGAAGTAGAAGAGCAGGGAAAATCTGAAGAATTTTTAAAAAATTATCATAATTTACAAAGAAAATTTTATCACTCTATTGTGGAATATGATCCAACACAATCAGATTTTTTAACAGGCTGGTTAAACAGAGTTGACAGAAAAGAAAAATACTTAAAGGAGATGATATAAATGAAAGTAATATTGAATGTTGGACACGGTGGGGTAAGAAAAGACCCTGGAGCATGTGGAAACGGATTCGAGGAACACGCTTGGAATAAGGACTTTGTAAACAACTATATCGTTCCTGAATGCAAAGAGCAAGGTTTAGATTATGTTGTAGTATATCAGGATTATTATTCTAAGTTGCCAGACAAGATTAATAATTTGGCAAACAAAGGGGATATAACTTTATCATTTCATCTTAATGCCGCAGATAAAACAGCAACAGGTGTTGAAATGTTATATTGGCATAGTTCAAAGAAAAGTAAGGAATTGGCAGAATATATGCAGGAGGCTAATATTGAAGCAACGCATTTGAAAGACAGAAAAATCTTGCCACGAGATTATGCGGACAGAGGGGCAACTCTTTTGAGAAAAACTTCAACGCCTTGTGTCATAGTTGAAAGTGGATTCATAACAAATTCAGAAGACATGAAAGTGTTGGAAGAAACAAAAAAGGAACTTGCCAAATATTATGTAGAGGCAGTAAAGAATTATTGGAATAATAACTAAAAATAGCTTTGATAGAAGCTGTATTTGGACGTTAAAAATAATTTTGGTATAAATGGTTAGCTAGCAAGGTAAAATTGATTGTACGGCTTGCTGGCTAGCTTAAAATTGATATTGATAAAAATAAGAAAAGGGAGAGATAAAAATGGATAAATTAGCAGCAAAAATATATTTGACAGGTAAAATATTGGAATTAGGAAAAACTTTAATCTATAAAACAGAGATAGTTGCAAAAGGAAAAGCTGGAGCAGAAAAATTTAATCAGGTGTATGAAGGCTTTTGGGACAAATTAGAAGAATTATTGGAAAAAGAAAAATCAATTGACAGAAAATTTATTCCTAACTTTGCTGAAGAGATTGGCGAGGAAGTTTTGACAGAAGTTTTAAAAGAAGCTAGAAAAACATTTGACTTAAAAGTTATATTACAGCAAATTTTCGATGTAGAAAAAGCAGGAAACAAAAACATATTGTAGGAGCATAAATGATTGAAGACTTAAAAATAATAATTGACAATCACGGACTTTTCTTGATCTTATTTTTTAGCGGAGTATTATTTGGTGTAGTGGCTCAAAAAATGGTTGACAACAAGCCTGTCAAGCCATATTTGAAAAGCATAGCAGTTGCT